ATCGTGATGCCGGGCTTGACCTCGCCCTGGGTTGCAGCAAACGCGCAAGGGATGCCGAACTTGCTGCCCTCGCGGACGGTCTGGTGTGCCACGGCTAGTGGTGCCAGCACCAGCACGTTGCCGCCTGTGTGCTGATGCACCTGATGCGCCCATTCGAGCTGCATGGCCGTCTTGCCCATGCCGCAGTCGGCCCAGATGCAGAACCTGCCAACGCGGCAGGCCATGGTCACGATGTCCCGTTGAAACGGGAACAGCGGAGCGGTGAATTGCTGCGGATCGAAACCGACCGCAGGGCAGGCAGTGGACTTGGAAGCTAGGAAGTCGGAGTAGGTCATGGATCGCGGCAACGTTGCGAACCTAGCAGCACATGGGCGCAAGTGCTAGCATCGAGCCGTAACTCGCTATCTCCCATGGAGAACGCCGACTATCACGCGCATCCGTCCGTGAGCAAGTCAGGGCTTGACCTGATCGCTCGCAGCCCGCTGCATTACTGGGCGCGCTACCTCGACCCAAATCGCGTGCCGACTGAACCGACCGCTGCGATGCGGCTTGGGACTGCCGTGCACACGCTGACGCTCGAGGCCGATCAGTTTGAGAACCGCTACATCACGGCGCCGTCAGTTGACCGCCGCACCAAAGAAGGCAAAGCCCGCTGGCTTGACTTCGAGACTGAGGCTGCTGGCTGCGAGCTGATTAGTGCCGATGATCGCGCCACGATCAGCCGCATGGCTGAGGCCGTCTGGCGGCATCCTGCCGCGGCCATGCTGCTGCATTGGCAGGGCAAGGCTGAGACCACGCACATGTGGACCGATGCCACCACTGGCGTCGAATGCAAGTGCAGGCCAGACTGGCTGACCAACGACGGCAACCTGATCGTTGACCTGAAGACAACTGAGGACGCCAGCCCGCGGGGCTTTCAGCGCAGCGTGGCGAACTATCGCTATCACGTCCAGGCAGCGTGGTATATGAGCGGCATCGAGGCCGCGACGGGCCACCGGCCGGATCAGTTCATCTTCATCTGTGTCGAAAAGAAGCCGCCGTTCGCTGTGTCAGTCATGGCAGCCGATGCGGAGATGATCCAGATCGGCGCCGAGACGGCTGCGCGCGACCTTGAGGTTTACGCCACCTGCAAGGCGGCTGACGTGTGGCCGAGTTACAGCGATCAGATCGAGCCGCTCAGCCTGCCTGCATGGATGCGGCCGCGGGCTGATGGCTCGGTTCCGCTCAGCGCATCACCTGAACACATTCAAGAGTTTTGATTATGTTTACTTCTCAAGCGTATAAGCGCTTATCAAATGATGAACAATTTCAAGAGCTTTATGAAAATGTAAAAAACTTAAGAAAGTGGTCAATGGATATTCACAAAAATGTGGCTGGGCACAAGATAACATTTTTTGAAAAACACCTTTTAACATGGATTGATAATGAGCTTAGAAACGCAATGAGAGATCTTGATTTTTATGTTGAAAACTTTTTGACTTCTGCAGACCAATGACCGAATCAACAGCACTCACCACCACCCAACCGGCCGGCTCCGTCTTTTCGGGGATTCAAGCCTTTGAGGATGCCCAGCGCATCGCCAAGGCGTTGGCTAGCAGCACCCTGATCCCGCCGCAGTTTCAAGGACAGCAGGGTTTTGCCAACTGCCTGGTTGCGCTTGAGATCGCCAATCGAATGGGCATCAGCCCGTTTTTGGCGATGCAGCACCTGCATGTGATCCACGGCCGGCCGAGCTGGTCCAGCAGCTTCATCATCGCGATGGTGAATGGTTCCGGCCGGTTCAGCCCGCTGCGGTTTGAGATCAGCGGCGAAGGCGACAGCCTTGCCTGCTATGCGGTCGCGACTGATCTGGCCAGTCAGCAGGAACTCAAGGGCCCGACCATCACAATGGCGATGGCCAAGAAAGAAGGATGGGCGACCAAATCGGGCAGCAAGTGGCAGACGATGCCTGAGCTGATGATTCGTTATCGGGCCGCGGCGTTCTGGGGCAGGCTGTACGCCAGCGACATGCTGCTTGGGATGCAGAGCCAGGAGGAAGTGGTGGACATCGAGCCGGTCAAGGTGCGCACGGCCGAGCCTGAGTTGCCTAAGACGAGCCTCGACGATCTGAACGCGCAGATCGCCGTCGAGCCTGAGCCTGAACCGGTGGAGGTGGTCAGCGATGAACTCTTCTGATTATCTGACCGGTCCCCAGCTGGCTGAGCGTTGGGGGCTGCACCCCGACACGCTGATGCGATGGCGCAAGGCGGGCAAGGGTCCGCCGTACTTCAGGACTCCGGGATTCGTGCTCTACCCCCTGGCCGAGGTAGAGCAATACGAAAAGGCCAACACCATTACCCACGATCAACCATGAGCTTTAAAGCAAACGGCGCACTGTTCCGCAACACTGAAGAGAAGCTGCGCACCCGTTTGGGTGATCGCTTCGACGCAAGCAAGAATTATCCGATGTATGACGGTGTGATCAGCGTGCCGGCCGACCAAGCCTATGCGCTGGCCAACTACCTGATGAATGCTACGCCGAACGATCGGGGCAACATTCCGATGCGGATCAGCGGCTGGCGCAAGGAGCCACAAGGCGGCGGCGATGCGTATGTGTCCATGTCGATCGAGCCGGACTACAAGACTCAGAAGGCGATCGAGGAAGCTGCGGCCGACCAGCCATACGGATCGACACCAGCACCCGCGCCGGCCGCCACTCAGGCCGACGTGTTCTGATTCAGGATCATCAGCTCCAAGCGCGCGATCTCATGGACCGCCGCTTGGAGCATTTCTTGCTGGCGGTAGTTCTGCCGTAGCAGTTGCGCTGCCAGCTCGCCGACGGTGCCATGTTCGGCCAGGCCGCGGCAGTTGCTCTCAAGTTTGAACAGCCGCTCTGCTGGGATCTCGACCTGCATCCATTTCCCGAAGTCCATCGATCTGGGGCAGTTGTCCCATGTTGCCCATGATTTGCCCAGACTGTCGCAGCAAGAACCACAAGGTCCCGGTCACCAATGGCCAGATGGATGATCAGATCGTTCGCAAGCGTGTCTGTGGCGACTGTGGCCATGTCTGGTTCACGGTCGAGGTAGAGGTGCCCAAGTATGCGGTCGGCTGGTCGTCAGGACTCCAGCGGAAGCCCGTCCTGCGCGTGCCGGCCGAGGTGACCACTGGCATGGTCCGCATCGGGGCAAGCCATGAGGAAGCGCAGGACTCAATCCAGAATCTGCTGGACGCCAACCGTCGAAGGTCGGAGGCTGCCGAACTGCGGCGCAATGTAACGGATCACAACAGCCGGGGGTGACGGCACGCCGTCTGCGGTGTATTGTTAGGGGACCGGAGGCGATCAGTCCTCCACTCGGCAGCCCAGAGGCTGCGCTGAACATGCAGGAGCAGATCATCACCCTGATCGCTCAGTTCAACGCTGAGGCTCACGACATTGCTCAGGAGCTGCGCGGCTCCCTGCCCCACAAGGATCCAGGCCGTTATCTGGAGCTGAGCCGTCGTCATGGCGAACTCCAGCGATGGATCGCCACCTGCGGGGCTCACCTCTGAGCCCTTCGGGGCTGCCCACCACCACCCACACCACCATGACCACCAATCCTTGGATCAACCGCTTCGCCGCCTTGGCGCTGCTGTTCATGATGTACGCCGTCGGCATCAGCGTCGGTCGTGATCAGGCAATGCAAGCGCATTACCAGCACCCCGACTGCCACACCAACCTAAAGCCATGACCCACCCCATCACCCCACCGCCGGAGCTGGTGCAGCAATGGCGACAACAGGTTCCGGCCTACCGCGATGGTGTCTTAGGCCGCGAAAACTGGTTGATGTTTCGCGCCGCCCAATGGGGCGCAGACCAGGAGCTGGAGGCGTGCTGTGAGTGGCTTGAAAAGGAACGTGAACATTTAGGGTGGGCATACCGCCTAAACCCGCAAACGATCCGCGCCGCCCGCCGCCCCAAGCCGCCGAGCTTGAAGGAGCAGGCGCTTGCTGTGCTGACGCAGTACATGACTGGTAAAACAATCCTCACCAAGGACTCTGTTGACACCATCCGCCGCGCACTGGAGGCGCTGCCCGAATGACGCCCCGTCGCTTTTACTTTCAGATTCGCAGCGCCAACGTGGTCGAGGCGATCATGGCCCACACCCTAATCGAAGCCCAGCAGATCGCTGCTCGTGACGGCTGGCTGCCTTGGTGGTCTGAGATCGAATGGCTCAACCCTGAAACCGTCACCGACCCTGCAATCCATGAGTGACACGATCGGCGCCATGCTCCCGTGGGCATGGCATGAAGAACCAGACGACAGCAAACACGGCGAAGGCATCAGCCGGCCGCGGCATGGCGCGCAGACGCGCGAGTACCGCGTGCAGGTGTGCAAGGCACACACCCAGCCGATGATCTGGATCACCCAGGCCGAGACCAAACGCCACGCGCTGCGGTACGCCCAGAACCGCTGGCCGAACGCGGCCGTGGAGGTGGTGTGATGACGCCATCGGAATCGTGGGCATACGTCGAGAGGCAAACTGCAAAGTTTGAGGACAGTTTTCTGCCTTGCCTTCTAGAACTCCGCGCCAGGGTCGAGGCACTGGAGACCAACTCCAAACCATCTTCTAATTCCTCCCAAATTGGGAGTTTGCTGGTGGAGCGGGTAGCCGCTGCAATCTTTGAGCAGTTTGAAAACAACGCTGGGAACGAAGCGGAAGCCCGCGCTGCGATCCGCGAGGTGGCGGCGTGGTTGGACGAGAACACCGGCGGTGATGCCGCTTGGATGCTGACGCAGGAGGCCGACCGTGGCTGACCTTTCCCCCGCCGCGCAGGCGGTACTAGATGGATTTCGTGCTGTGCCAACTCTTATGGATGGACCATCTATCGCCGGCGCTCTGCGAGCTGCTGCGGATCAGGTATTAACTGCCCAATGGGAAGGGCAAATACATCCCGATGCAGCGCACAGTCTCGGTATCAACTGGACCCGCGACGCGCTGCACGCCATCGCCGCCGAGCTGGAGGCCGGCCAATGACCGACCACATCCGCGCCAAGCTCGAGGCCCTCATCAGCGACTCGAGCATGTTCAACGCCGGCCAGCTGGAAGAACGCCGTCGGCTGCAGCTGCTGCTGACTGCAAGGGTGGACGAGCTGCGCAGCGGTCCTACCGTGCCGCAGGTGAGCGCGATTTGCGCTGAACTGCTCAGGATCCGCCAAGCCCTCGAACCATGCTGAACAGCAGCCAACTCGAACAGCAACGCTCCGACATGCTTGAAGCTCTGTATCACGCGAGCGGCCGAACTTGCGGCACCTACACCGGGCTGTGGCAGGAGTTCAGCCGCGACATCGCGGCCAACTTCCGCGACACTGACTATGCCGACCTTCACGCCGCCTGCGTGCTGGCGATTGGTGAGGCCGAGAGCCACCTGGCCGACAAGCACGCGCAGCAGTGCATCCGCATCTGCCGGCAGTTTTTGCTGAGGGGCAAATGGCTTTGATCCGTTGGATGTCGAGCCATCAGACGGCTCGCGAGCTAGGCATCTCTGTACGCACGTTGCGCCGGTGGCGCGAATCTGGCCGGCTGAAACCTGGCGAGCATTATCGACGCAAAGGACCATCGCCTGACAGCGACGTTATCTACAACGTGGCTGCTTGCGTGCAGACCATTGACGACTTCACGCGCGACCGCGCCATGGAGCTGGGGCATGTCTGATTTGATCAACCACCCCGACCATTATCGCCAGGGCGACGGGGTCGAGTGCATCGACGCGATCCAGGCAGCGCTGACGCCTGATGAGTTCAGGGGATTCTGCAAGGGCAACGTGCTGAAGTATGTCTGGCGCGAGCGGCACAAGGGCGGCGCGCAATCCTTAATGAAAGCCCGGTGGTATCTCGATCGCCTTCTCGGCACCATGGAGCCATGAAACTGCCCCACCTCAACTGGCTCGAGCGCTGGGCGTTGCGACTTCTGCACCGCAGCCCGCGGATGGCGCTGGTCATTGCAAAGCCGATCAACAGCACCCTGATCTCATGGTCGGCGCTCGAGGATGACGAGCTGGCCATGGTGATCGCTGAGGATCTGCTGCTCATGCCAGACGATGACGAGCCGTTGTCGATGCAGCTCGAGCGCATCTATCACCAGCCGTCTTACGGCGAACGCGAATGATCAGCTTGTACGCCGGCCGCCTGCTGCTGGTGTGTACCTGCAGCTCCCGCAACTGGCAGGCTCATGTCGTGCTCGGCCCCAAGGCCGACATGCAGATCAAGGCTGACACCGGCACAATGCACCTGGCGACCGCGCTGGAGCGGGCCCAATCGGTCTACAGGATGGCGGTGACGCAATTGCGGCCGGCTGATGCGCCGCGCATGTGCTGGGACTGCCTGCAATGGGACATGCGCATTCAGGGGTGTGACCTGAACCTGCCGGAGGCGAAGCGCAGCGGCGGCCGCTACGCGCCGCGATGCGAGATGTTCGAGCCATGCCGCGCGAATGGGTGACGGCCACGCGTGAGCCGTGGTGCGTGCTGATCAAGGAGTGCCTGGCCGCGATCGATCGGCACAACCGTCTGTTTTTCCAGACCGGCGACCGCTGGCACCTGCAGCAGGCTGAGCATCTGCGGCACTATGTGATCGAGCTGAAGGACTGGATCAGCCGCCATGAGCGAGCCGCAGGTGCTGAGCCGAACTGACCGCGACGGCGGATGGATTGAGACGCTGGAGCCGGAAGGCGGCGGCGAGCTGTACTACAGAAGCTGCGCGCACGGCATGTGCCGCTACTCGAGCGACCTGTGGCAGGCTGAGCTGTACCTGGACCACCTGCTGGCCCGATGACGCTGGTCTACCTAGCCCTCATGTACTGGCTGATCTGTGCTCTGGTCATCCTGCTGCTGAGCAAAATCCTGCCCTAGCCACTGGGCGATTGCCCACTCGCTGAATGCCGACCAGAACGGCTGCGCGCGATACCAGTCGATCCATGGTTTGTGGCCCTTGCGGCTGTTGCAGCCGAGGCAACAGGCGACCATGTTGGACCGCACCGTCAGGCCGCCATGCACCTTCGGGATGACGTGATCGAGCGTCGGGCTGCGGCCTAGCGCATCGCCGCAGTAGGCACAGCGATAGTTCCAGGCGAGTAGGACCTGATCGCGCGCTGAGCGTCGAGTGACGAGCCTGGTGCCATCAATGTGCGCTTTGTCCACTGAGATCCGGCGGCAGG